GTGACGGCCAGCGGGACTTACACCCGCTATTACTTGCCGATTTATAACCCTCCTTATGTAGTCACTGACTCGATGTCAACTGGAATCGTGGAGGAGTGCACTGACGTTGTTGGGAGTCCTGAAACGGACAACCCATTCCTGAATTACAGGAATGAGCGTCACTACCCCGTCCTGGACGGAGACATGCCAACTGTCTATAAGTGCTTTTCGAAGTACCCAATCGGCGGTCGGTTTGTTCCCGAATTGCCCACAACCTATCTGTCACCGAAACCTAATTGGTCGACGGTAGCGAGTGAGGCTGCAGCTCGTACCAACCCGTCGCGACCCCATATCGGGATCCCGACGTTTCTTGGAGAGCTGAAAGATCTTCCTGCGATGCTTAGGTCTATCCCAGAATTACTCCTGGGAAAAGGGAAAGGGTTTATGACCCTGCCCGGTGTCCTAAGCGGAAAGCGTGGTGCTGGACTCCGCGACCTTGTTGGTCGTGGAGCTTCTGCAAACCTAGCCTACCGCTTCGGCTGGAGACCCTTTGCAAAGGACCTTCTGAATATCTTGAGTACTGTGGAAGCCGTATCCCAACGGCTACGCTTACTTGAGCGTTTGAAAGAGGGTCGTAGCATAAAGAAGAGGTATCTTTTACCAACCGAGAGTGTAGTACCGATCAATAAGATCGTGCTAACCCACACCGAAGGTGTCACTCTCCAGCACAGGAGGAAGGTTCTTTGCCAGGGAAAATCCTGGGTATCCACTAGGTGGGTACTCAGTCCTGGAACTTCCATCCCGCAGACCGATGCCGACGCGCTACTTTTGGCGTGGCGGCTCGCCTACGGAATCACCTCGAATGGTGCCCTGCAAGCTGCGTGGGAGCTGCTCCCTTGGAGCTGGCTCATCGATTGGTTCGGGGGGTTAGGTAATTGGCTTGGTGCCAACGACAACTCCCTTCCACTCGATTTGGTAAGTATCTGCTGGATGAGAACGTCAACAAGCTTGTCGACGTACGAACTCCAGACGACGCTACCTGCCGGTCTTAGCCTTGTCGGCGAATACTGGCAAACAGCGGTGCATAAAGAGAGGGTGGTTATCCCGCCCCTTTTAGCATTACTACCTCCTCTACCTTGTGCGCCGGCCTTAAGTGCCGGACGATTGTCGATTTTGGCATCACTACTTGCGCAAGCGCGCCGGTTGTGATGCGAGAAAGATTCCGAAGATGTTAGGTAACACCCTTGTACTTCCTCATGCTGACGGCAACGTTACGTGTGTGAAGATCGACCAGTCAAAGCCTTATGAGTCCGAGTACCTATTTCGGACCGCTTTGAAGGAGACTACCGTTCGCATTCGTCATTCCAAGACGAAGGCGACGCCCTTGCGGGTATCCTACGACCGCCATAATATGGAGGTTCAGGAACGGATTTTCGCGGCGGGAGAAATCCCCGAGTATACGCGAAAGGCCTATGTTGTCATCGAGGTATTACCCTCGGACGCGGACGTGAAGATCACGGACGCGTTGGCCGATTGGCTCATAGCCACGGCGAACAGCAATTTGGTCAGTCTGCTGGGATGGGAGAGCTAGTGCTCATTACCATCCCCTGTAAGTGCAGAGTTTGTAACTCTGCCCTAGCCTCGAGTAATGGAGTAGGATCGGTGGAAACTGATCCATATACCCCACTTCAGCCCGTATCGAAAGGGGCTGTCCGAGCTACATCCTCCCTTAGAACGGAGGGTCGAGTGTACGCCTTAACGGCACATGTAGCGCAGGTTCTCCGGTGTGGTGACTGAGATCCAAGCCCCTTATGGGGTGGGAACCCTCAGCGCACACCGCGTAGGCGTTGTGGTCGATTGCATTGGTAGGAGCTCGGCTGGACATCTCGATTGTGAGGATAACGGCTACCAAGCCGCCTCATGAAAAAGGTTAAAGCCGAGCGATCTACCTGTGCTTGGTGTTGCCGACGTCGCGTAGTGTTGCTCAGGAGCAATCCCAGTGACTAAGAGCTACGTCGAGGAATTACTGAATGCATACTCTGCGGTCTTCCAAGACCTGAAGTATGCGTTCCCCCAACTAGTGGAGGATCTGTCGAAAGACTGGATCCGACTCTCTTCTCATGTGGAGCGGAGGGGCCTACCATTTCTGATGGTCGACCTCCCCGCGCTTGCTAAACATCTTGAGAGATGCTTAGCTGCTGGCGAGTACAAACTCTCAGGCTTACCCGGCTCACGCCGGGTGTCTAAGAGAGTAGTGATTCCGAAGTTTCTTCGGGGACTCTACTTACTCATTTTCCACATAGATGGACGTTTGAAGGAGGATGCAAATGCAGAAGCAATTTTCTTCGTGCGGCAAGTTTACTTGCTTGCGAAGCGAATCGCCTATCAATGCACCCCGGATGTTGTTCAGCAAGAAATTGCAGACTTCGTTCGGATTGATAGTCTGTTGCCCGAACCTAGCTCCTGGTGGAGCGAAGTTAGGGGGGAGGTTGAACCATGCCTTGCAGAATTTGCCGGGTTCGCCGGCACAGCTAGGTATGCCTCCAAGATGCCGCGGGTGTCAAAATCCGCTGTGTCCAGTGTGACGTCGGAAGACTCACACTGCGACGACTATCACCTCTTGGTGATGCTCGACAAGGTAGTCGGGCTCGTCAGTTCTGCCTTAGGGCCGTATAGGCCCGAAGACTGGAATTTCAGACATGGACCTGGTAGTGTCTCCGACCTTATGGCTGGTGAGAACAGATTTCTGTTCAAGAACTGGTCAGAGAGGTTAGAGAGTGTGTTTCCAGTTGCAGACTATGCATTTCATAGTTGGAGCAGCTGGGGTTCAAGACACCTTGATGGGCCTGGGATGAGTTCTATTGAACCCTGTTCCAAGCTTGTTGATGTTCCTAAGACTTTCGCGAAACCGAGACTAATCGCCTCGGAGCCTAGCGAACATATGTGGTGCCAACAAAATGTTAAGCACTTCATGTACACCCGCGTGGGGAAAACGTGGCTTAACCTCTTCCTGGATTTCCGGGATCAAAGGTTAAATCAACGACTCTGCGTTGAGGGGTCTAGGGATGGATCACTTTCGACAGTCGATTTATCATCGGCGAGTGATCGAGTTTCTTGTCTGTGCGTTGGCAATGCGTTTCGTCAGTGTAGTACACTACTTAACGCGCTACGTGCAACACGCACCCGTTTTTGTTCAATTCCCTCTGCCCGTGATGGGCGGATGGTATTGGAGTTGAGAAAATACTCAACAATGGGTAACGCCACAACCTTTCCTGTGGAGTCTTTAATCTTTCTAGCTGTCGCATTAACAGCGACGTTAGCGCTAGATGGGAACCGAAAGGTATCCTTAGCGAGGTTAAAAGCGCTGCAGGGGAAGGTGTCCGTCTTTGGGGACGACATCATCGTTCCTACAGAATCAGTTGGTACCCTCACTAAGATCCTTGAAGTCCTTGACTTCAAGGTGAATGCGTCCAAGACTTTTTCTACCGGGTTATTCCGGGAAAGTTGCGGGGTCGATTCGTACGCTGGCCAAACTATAACGCCAGCGTATCTGAAATGTCTGTGTGAGGGAAGTCCCGAGTCAGTAGTCAGCACGGTTGATGTGGCTAACAACTTTTACAAAAGGTTGATGGTCAATACGTCAAACTGGTTGGCGTCGACACTGCCAGAGTGGCTCAATGTCCCTTTGGTAGCTATGGACTCGAGGGTCCTCGGTTTACATGTCTTTGGACCGATCCACGAAGCGCCACTCACCCAACGGGTAAGGTGGAATCGTGATCTCCAACGCCATGAGGTTCTCCTCGTCGCCGTTGAGGCGAAATCGGAGGTGAACGTTTTCCGAGACGATACGCGAATCTTGCAGTTCTTCACTGAAGACCCAGATCCAGGAATTCCTTGGCAATCTGGGGCGAGAACGCGGCCAGCGATGAAATTACGTCGCCG